GAACAGCACGTAGAAAGCAGAAAGTTCAGCGGTAAACAATTGAATTGTCAATAGGGTCGTAACAACACCGATCGCCATAGCGAGTGTGTGACTGAAATACCCCTTTATGTTCTGTAATTTCTCGGAACTGTCGGTTTGACTACATTTATTCAATACATTTACACCAAGAGCCGAGACCGAGATGTAAAACACAAGCAGAAATATGATAGAAATAATCGTTCCGGGTTTCATTTTAAGATCGAATTTCTGTTTTTGTAACTGCTTCGCAGTGGACACAACTGGTGCAGCACCTTCAAATCTTCGATAACCTCGTCCCATGGAATCAACTGTGGCGTGTCCCATGCTGGACATACCTCTGCCAACCGCAGCACCCCCTTTCATGAGACCGCCACCGGCTTTCGCTGAAGCGGATCGCAGGGTCTTAAACATTTTATATTATATTTGGAGAAAATTATATCAGTACATAACAGATGGAAAGCAGACAAAAATTTGTATTAACCATTCTGATATTGTGCTGTTTTAGTTGTATAGGTGGTGCGATACTAGCAACAACAGGAGCACTCGAAGCTAAACGTTCTGGTGCGATAGAAGGCACAGAAGAGTTTTATATAAAAAAGTTTGAACTTGACAAATTGAAAAAAATCCTCGTCGATGCCGTCGCCGCAGACACAGTCGTAACACCGAAAGAAAAAACTGCGGGTGATTTTTTAGATATCGAAGAGTATATAGAATATAAAATACAGTGGGCAGCTGGCAGAAAAGCGAGAGAAGAGATAGTCGCTCGGTCTCAGCCCCACATAGACAAGTTAAAACTGTGGTGTGCAAAACACTATGACGCGCTCGAGAGATTTAAAAAATCAGAAACGTTAATGATTCTGTATTTGGATGGCATGCAGCGCACACCAATTCAATTTTATGCGAGATACATGGATAATGTATCCAATGAGGGCAAACAGCTACTTAAAAAAGTGTGCAAGAAGTAGATGCACGTAGTACAATCGATATACATCATATTAATGCTCCTGTCTTATGTGTTTCAGAAGACAGGAAGATTAACGTTCGAAGAAAAGTGTAAATTATTAGAATTCACAGGTATGATAGTCAGAGAAACTGTTTTTCCTCCTCTTCCCGCTCTTTGTAAATCCGGTACAGGGTGTATAGACCTATCGACGCACCAAGAAGAGAATACATCGAATAATAGTTTGAACCTTTCCTGTATTGATACAGTGACCACAAAAGACCAGCTAAAACTCCTACTGTGATGTATTGTGGGTCAAGGTCAGATAAATCCTTTCTCTTGTACACATCGTTTATTTCGTACATAATCTGATACATACCTAAAGATACAGCTGTCGCAAACAAAAGGGTATCTGTATCCATTACAATTATTAAAGAAATTAATTCTATATTAGGGACATAATGAGCACCCCAGAAAACGTCCTCGCTGGATATGATGACACATCGAAAGAGGGCCAACTCGTAATTCAACGAGTGAAGACCCTCGCCAACCGATACAAGAGAACCGGTATCAACAAGGAAAACATCTGTGGTATCGTGTCTACCCTCATGATGGAAGTCAACAAGATCAAGACCCTCAGTGGCCTAGACAAAAAGGAACTCGTGATTGACCTTATTTATTCCATCATAGAAGAAATCGATGAAGGCGAAGAAGATTCTGAAATCGAGATCGTTCTCAAGAAGATGGTTCCGCCAATGATCGATAGCTTCTCGGTGATGCTAAAGGTAACTAAAGGTTGCGGCTGTTTTGGTAAATAGATGAAGTTTCCGTCTTTAGAAACTATGGTAATGTACGGTATATATACAATACGGGATCTTGTTCTGTATTCAGAAAATAAGCTTGTACAAAGGAACATACGAGTACTTAATGAGTGTGACACATGTTCGTTTGTATTCGAAGGTCATGTATGTGACAATTGTAACTCTATTAAAAAAGAGAGTCGAATGATACTCAGATAAAAATGCCGAGATATCCGACTGTTACGACGTACACGACGCGCCATTTTCGTGCATTTCGAAAGTGATTGCATATGTTGCGCCGAGCGAAAAATGATAAAAGCACTCAAACACGAATGTTTGAAACGAGGAAACCGAATACATAAATTTACAGCATGGGTAAGACGAAAGTTTGGAACGCTCGTCATTCAGAGAGACACGAGTTACGGGGATGGAACTTCTATGCCATGTGTTTTGTGTAGAAAGGTGATAGAAAAACATGGGTTGCGTTGGAGAGCCTATGATGGGGATAGATGGATAGATAGTTTACATTCTAGTCATATACCCAAGTCAAAACCAACGAATAAACAGCGCCGTCTTTTACGATTTGGGCTTAATGATGAGTCCGAGTGCTGACTCAAGATTGTTCTCATTTCTCTTTAGAGGCTTTTCTCGTTTGAGTTTCAAAGTCTCATTTTTACCGGTAGAACTGTTTATTTCATCCATCTTTTTCGTGTTTGAAATAATCGGTATAACTCGGTCTTCCAGGGGTTTGGAGTTTATCTCCTTAGGTTTCTCTTTGTCTACGATGCTATTGCTTCTAAATTCTTCTATGGTAAGGTCGCCACCAAACACATCTAATTGTTCTCTCAGTGGCGCGATCGTGATAGATCCAAGTTTGTTGTACAATTTTTTGCGCATGATGATTATGTTACTACATATGATACCACCTCTCGTAATACCATACTTGTCTATGGCATACCGCTTCATGCAACTCCACGAACAAAAACCACCGCATGTATGAAATTTATTCCTTAGTTCGTCATATTTATATGGTAATTTAAGTATCTCACCTTCAAATGGATGACAGCACCACCAACACCACATAGTTTAGGACTATGTGATTGTCTTTAAGTGTTATTTTTTTCTCAGTAAACCACAAACATGGGAGGTGGTGGAAGTTCCACTATAAACCAGGAGATGAATATGTCCATGGTGAATGACATATTGTATGAGTCTGTGACCAATAACGAAAGCTATACCCAAAATGAAATGCGAAATGAACAGGTCCTAAATCTTAAAATAGGAAGAAACGTTGGGTGTAACATAGAGACAGATCAGACCATTAATTCAACTTTCATGGCAACGACAGAGCAGATAACAAATAGTTTTCAAAACGTGGCGAATGATCTCGTGAGTAGCCTACAGGCGGGCGCTGGTGCGGCATTGGACAAACAAACACAAATGGGTAATCTTCAATTCGGTGATAAACAAAATGTAAACCAAAAGATTAATACTGAAATTCAAACGATAGTTGAGACCCAAATGGAAACGAATACCCTCAAGGAGACCATTAACAAAGCCGTAAACGTTCAAGAAGGAAACATCGAGATAGGTGAAACCATCTGCCTGGATGGCGAGCAATTGTCGTTCAGACAAAACATATCCGCTGATCTCGCGGCGCAAGCGGTCACAAAGAACCTTCTTACGGCCATATCGAAGAATTCAGTCGTCCAAGATACCATAGCCAAAATTGACGCAGAAGCGAAATCTAAGGCTGGGGGTGCCGCCGAAGTCGTTGACTCGGTCGGTAATGCCGCGACGGGTATTATCGGTGCGGTGACCGGACCAATGAAATACGCAATAATAGCCGCCGCTGGATTATGCTGTATGCTGGTAATCGCCATGCTAGTCATGGGTCTGTCTCCAGCGGGTCAATCTAAAATGAAAAACATGAATATGAGAGGTATGAAGATGCCTGGTGCGTTGCCAGGTATGAAACGCTAAATTACATTTTTGTTCTCTGTGGTGTACTGTGACCACTAAAAACAAAAATACATTTACAAAGATTCGAGGTGTTTGATGAGGGCATCGCGCTTGTTCGCCTCCGCAAGTGGGATAATTCTGGCGAGCTTCTCTTCGTCATCGCTGACTTCTTTAGCCATACCATACACTATGTATGGGTTAATATACTTCTTTGGGTCAGCATCTCTCACATAAGCAATCGCCTTGGAATCACCCTTAAGGTTTTCTCGCATCCTGATGGATCCGAGCCACACGGCCAATGCGACGATGGACACAATCAAAAGGACTGTGTTTATGTTCGCGTTCTTCATTATAATATATAAAGAAATAATTTTTCTTTAAATGAATGATAGTGAGCATAGACGTAGGCATACGTAACTTAGCTATATGTCGTTTAGATGATTCATGTAATTTGGTAATGAACTGGGATGTATCAGGTGTTCCACCTGAGTCAAAAGATGGATTATTCGTGTCTATGCGAAACCATCTCGATGAAAAACCATGGGTATTAGACACCGATACGATTCTCATAGAAAAGCAACCGGACCGCAATAAGAAGATGAAAATGGTAGAAAATTTCTTACATGCGTATTTTGTAATAAAAGCGCCTAAATCCGAAACTATTATTTATGACGCAAAGTTTAAAATCCCGGATGTGTGCGGACCGGGTAAAGCACAGTATCTTAAACGTAAAAAAGTATCAATCGAACGTTGTGAAGCGTTTTTGAATGATAATCCTATAAATGAACATTGGTTACCTATATTTAAAGAATCAAAGAAAAAGGATGATCTCGCGGACACGGTAATGCAAGCCATCAGTTTCACGAAGCGCACGGAACCACTCAAGAAGACCGTAAAGAAAAAGGTCATTCCAAGAAGACCAAATCAAAATCAAAAGGAAACAAGATACTCAAAATCAAATTTAGCTTGGATATACCTTAATAAACTGGATTGCGAATGTCTCGAGAAGAATAAGCGATTCATGAAGGACCTCAGAAGATACTATAAGGGGATAGACGATATGAAGAATGATCTAGATGAAAAATATCTTAAATAAAGTATGCTTAGGTATGCGGCAACATTCAAAGAGTTTCCACGAGTGATGGAACTTATACACAGAAGAGGTGAGAAGGTAATAGTCGATTACGCGAAAGAGAATTGTAGATTATCGGAAGCTTATGAAATAGCAGAGACGACGAAGAGACTGATCACATCGGTTCCAATAGGTTCAATGTGTGCCATAAAACTTACAAGCTTTGGTTCGAGGGAAAATGAATTGGAAGCCAGAGATTACGCACACTCTATCATAAAACACGCCAAATCTAGAGGTGTAAAGATATGTATAGATGCCGAAGATGTCTTGTATCCAGACATATGTTATACCATGATGGCCGAACATAACACGAAATACGAAGTTAACGTATATAAAACATATCAAATGTATCGCAAATTTGGAGTTACAGAATTATTGAGAGATATAGAAAATGCACATTTGGATGGATTTAAATTAGGTTTAAAACTCGTGAGAGGTGCGTATCTAAAAAGACAACCCGGTTTACTTGATAGGAAATCGAGTGTAGATAGACAATACTCACAAGGTATGACATATTCACTCACGTGCCCAAACGCCCACACAATGTTAGCGACGCACAACGAAAAATCTCTCATATACGCAAAAAGATTTGACAAGGAACAATACGTGACGGCACAACTTTTAGGATTGGGCAAAAATATAGGTATTGATTACAGATATATACCAGTTGGTACTCTAATGGAACTTACCCCTTATCTATTGAGACGCCTCAAAGAGAGAATGTCATGGGATTAAGTACCTAAGTTAGATAATCCATGTTATATATTACACATAATCAATCATGGAGCAAATCAATAATTTATTGGTCAAACATTTAACCACCGGTGAAACTGGTTTCAAATGGGGAAATTTTTCAAACGACTCTAATACCCAATGCGATGAACGAAACTACATTAAAATTATTTCGGACACCATTCAAAAAATGGGTGGTAAAATCGGTTCTTTCGCACCATCTCAGCAATCCAAAGACATTCGTGATGTCATATTTGCGGGCGCACCACATCCAGTTACATATGAATGCAAAAAAAGTAAAGGTGCTTTCATATTGAATGACACGATACCTAATATTGATGATGATTACTATTATATTTTCATCAACTCAAAAGATAAAAAGGTTACTATTAAACACTGTAGTGACCTGATTGGTGGAAAAAATGTATCAAGTAATTGTATCGTCAAAGAGAAATTAAAAATACTATATGAAGATACAATGAAACAGATACAAAACGCGGTCACGGATGGTCATATTTCATTATATGACTATGGGGAGATATTCAAACAAACTGCGAAATTTCCAAATGGCTTGAGATCAAGACCAAGACCGAACTGGTCAATTAAAATGTGAGGCGTCTTGCGATGTCTTCTACTAATTTTGGAGGAATTGAATTTCCAATTTGAACGATCTGTTCTTTGTGGCTTCCGGCCATTTTATAGTCCGATGGAAACCCTTGTATTTGTTGTAATTCATTTATAGTATATGGTCTCAGATAAAATTCATCACCCTTCTTTAGAGCAACATATAATCTAGGTTGATGATCATACGTACATATGATAGTTTTGCTTGGCTTTGTGATATCTACAATTTCACAGTGAATCGGTGATATCCTCTTACCAAACGAGAACTGATATTCACTCACACGTTTGTCTTTCCAAATAACACCACGGGTTTTTTCGTGTAAAGTGAGATAGGGATGTACTTTACCACTCGGTTCACCTTCACCGTGTAATATACTTTCTTCGGCGACACCCGCTTCTTCAATAAGCTCTTTTGGAACTTTCAATGCCCCTTCCATATCAAATTTGAGAATGTTTCTTAGATTGGAGTAATGGTCAGAAGGTTCTGGGAACTCAAATGTAAAATCCGCATCCCTTGATCCCACAATAAAAAGACGCTCCCTCTTTTGCGGAACCCCGTGTTCATGCGCCTTCAAAACTTTATAATGGCATGTGTAACCCACATCATTAAACGCCTTAATGATAACATCTATGAAATTTTCTCCATTCGCAGTCTTTCTTGTTAATAGCCCTTTCACGTTTTCACCAATAATATACTTTGGTTTTATTATACGAGCGGCTCTTACGAATTGGAGATACAATTGACCTCTGGTATCATTTGGATCTTTCTTACCGGCATTTGAAAAACTTTGACAGGGAAACCCACCAAATATGACATCAATTTTACCAGCTAGATTTTGAAAATCTTCATCTGAAATCTTATTTATATCACCACCAACCAACTTCGAATGTTCAAAATTTAGTTCGTGTGTTTCTTGAAACCTGGTCTTTATTTCAGAATATGCTATAACATCTATACCAGCATTTGTCATACCAAGCGTGTCACCGCCACATCCCGAAAATAGTGAAAGTGCGGTAGGTTTAGACATATACATTTCATGTACCATATTTTTTAAACTGATTTAAGAAAATGAGGGGAAATAGAATTATAAAATGCAGAAAGATGTCTTGGATCATGGATTTGTTAGGCTCGTTGACCACATGCCTTCAAAAGACTTGGATGCGGCCATCGTACAATCCGCCAGAGTCTCGTATGGAGATGGGACTAAATCCTCAAGGGGAGACCGGGGACTTATTCGATATCTCCTTAGACACTGGCACACCACGCCTTTCGAGATGGTCGAGTTCAAATTCCACATCAAAATGCCAATCTATATCGCTCGACAGCACATGCGTCACCGCATGGCCAGCATTAACGAGCTCTCCGCCCGATACTCCGTCGTACCGAAACAATACTACGAACCGGACGTTTTACGCGGGCAATCCAAAATAAATAACCAAGGTTCAGAAGGTACGGTTGATGTGGGTGAAGAATTAGGTGGAAAAGTAACGAATCAATTGAGCGAATCGTTTGAACTCTACCAAGACCT